CTTAGCGATGAGAAGTCAGTCTTCACATACCTTGATCCCCCCTATGAAATTGGATCTAATCTATATGGAAAGCGGGGCAATATGCACAGCGGGTTCAACCACGATCATTTTGCTATTAAGTGTGATCGGTTTGTCGGTCCTCAATGCATATCTTACAACTCGTCTGCTCTTATCAAAGAGAGGTTCCAAGGATGGACAGTAGCAGAATTTGCACACACTTACACCATGCGCTCCGTGGGGAGTTATAATACAGATCAAGCGTCACGCAAGGAACTCGTCCTAACCAACTATGAAATGTGAAGTCACCCTCTACAAAGCAGGCACCGTCTTCAAGGAAGAGGTGATTGCTACTGACTATCAGGATGCCCGTAAGGTTGCTATTGCCCGCAACCCTGGCGCTAAGATTGTTGGCGTTACGGCGAAGTTCTAATGTGGCAAGTATGGAAATATGCACTAGGGAGTTTCAGTGACGACAAGACAGCTCCTTTTGACAATTACGTTGCTATCATACGCACCGTTATTTTTGTTAGTTACATGGTCACTAACGCTTTTATTATATCTGGAGTAATCAGACACTGGAATGACATACCAACTGAAAGACTATCTGTACAGCATCAATCAATCAAAAAAGAATATCCTTGATGGCGACGTTGATGCTGAGCGAGGTTATCCTCCTTACATTATTAACAGGTGCCTCAGTTCTTTTACGGATACTATCTTGTTTGCCAATGAACTAAACAAGAATCCCCACCTTCCAAAGAAGTTACAATATGACTTTTTACTAAATAGTGTGAAACCTAGGAAGCGTTTCTCTCCCTGGGCACGTAAAGATTCTATTGATTATCTTGAAGTAGTCAAAGAGTATTATGGTTATAATGACGATAAAGCACTCCAAGCACTCAGGGTTCTCACCAAGGATCAACTAGATCATATTACAAAGGCATTGAATAAAGGTGGAAGAAAATGAACGGTGAAACTGAGATCCAGTGGAAACAAACTGATATGGTAGAAGTGGTTCTTGGAGAACCAGATGACTTCTTGAAGGTAAGAGAAACGCTAACTCGTATTGGTGTAGCATCTCGTAAGGAAAAGAAAATCTACCAGTCATGCCACATCCTGCATAAACAAGGCAAGTATTATATTGTACATTTTAAAGAGTTGTTCGCTCTTGATGGCAAGAATACGAATCTATCATTGAATGATATTCAACGTCGCAATCGTATCATTCAATTATTGTCTGATTGGGGATTGATTACTGTAGTCAATCCTGATAAAATCTCTGACCTTGCTCCACTCAATCAAATTAAAGTTCTTTCATTCAAAGAAAAAAATGATTGGACGCTAGAATCCAAGTATAATATTGGTCGTAAGAAGACGGTTGTAGAATAAACCGTAAGTTTTAATACGGTTCTCCGCTATTAAAGGTTTGACGTAAATCTTTAAATAATACTGTGATGCCTAATGGGTCACATGCAAACGTTGCTTATTTAAGGACATGACTAATATTACTTGGGAACACTATACCCCCTATTCAATCGGATTCAATGAAACATTCAGCAGACTTGAAGCTCTCGCAGGAGGTGGATCGAATTACCCGCCTTACAATGTTGTCGACGGAGGTGATGGTAGAACATTACTGGAAGTCGCTCTTGCTGGATTTTCAAGAGAAGATATTGAAGTCACAACAGAACGAAATGTTCTGACAGTCTCTGCTAAAAAAGCACCAGCAGATAAAGAAAGAAGTTATTCTCATAAAGGAATTTCATACAGGACATTCTCTCGTAACTGGCAGATGGCAGATGATGTAGAAGTCGAAGACGTTCAATTTGTTGATGGTCTCCTTACAATCACTCTCGTTAAGAACTTACCAGAAAAACAGAAGAGAAAGGTGTGGTTCTAAATAGAATCGAAGGGGACTTGACGGTCCCCTTTTTTGATGTTAAACTAATTGCAAACTCAAAATAACTATGTCTGTATCAGTAGTCACTTTAAAGACTGGTGATCGCGTCATTACAGAGTTAAAAGAAATCTTTGATGAAGAAGGTGAAGACCGAAAAGGTATTTGTCTTCTTATGGAAGATCCATACATTCTGAATCTTGATAGCGGCACACCTCAATACTTAACTGAAGCACATGGTATGGAATACCAAGTTCGCTTTAGTAAGTGGAATCCTTATACACCAGATTGGCAATTTAAGATTCCGTATGATTGTGTTATGACAATCAGCAATCCAGAACCAGGATTGCAAAACGCATATGAACAAAAAATCACTGAGAAAAAGGAACTAGAAAATGACGGAACCACAACCACTGAAAACTAATCACAATATTCGCATCGTAAATCTTACCACTGGCGCTAGTGTCCTATGCGTTTTTGGTGAAGTTCGTGAAGAAGATAATGTAGTTGGATATCGTATGGTATATCCATACACACTTTCTCTAGGTGACCCTAATGAGGATGGAACTGTTCCTATTCAATACACCAGATTCTGCGTTTTCTCTCCTGTAGAAGAACATAGAATTTCTGGAGAGCATATCATTAGTGTTGTTTTCCCAGAGAATTCTATCGTCGATAATTTTGTGAAGCGTCTAGAAGAGATCGGAATTTCAAAAGAACAAATCTTCTTTGAGGAGGCAACTGATGGAGATAACAGCGAACCTGCTGAAGCTGCAGAATGATTGGATCATTGCTCAAGTAGAACCAGTTGAAGGGGACACTCTTACGGGTGACCCTGATGTCTGGATGGTAGAACCTTATTTGATAGACTGTGAAGGTCAGATCACTCCATGGGCACCACATGCTGCTGAGCGCGAATTCAATGTCAGGTCTTCGGACCTGACTGTTGTGACTAACCCTAGCAAGCAGTTGCTTGCTCGTTATATTGAATGTCTTGAATGAAGTTTTACACTAGTGTTGAGCAAGCAGGCAACCGTCTGCTTGTACGTGGTTATGAAAATGGCAATCGCTACAGCGTCAGGGTTCCTTTCAACCCTACGCTGTTTTTGCCTACAAAGAATTATTCAGAATGGCGTACACTAGAAGGCAACTGTGTAGAACCACATAAGTTTGGTTCTATTACGGAGGCAAGAGAGTTTGTAAAACAATACAAGGAAGTTCCTGAGTTTGAAATCTATGGCAACTCTAGATTCTTATATCAATACATCGCTGAACAACACCCTGAGGAAGAACTCAAGTTTGATTCCAGTAAGATCCGTGTATTCACAATTGACATTGAGACCGCAGCAGAAAACGGTTTCCCTGATATTGAGTCTGCCGATCAGGAAATCCTTGCCATCTCAATCAAGGATAGTTTCACTGGTAGGATTACTGTGTTCGGAGCGAGAGCATTCAATAACACAGATCCCATGGTGGACTACATGCATTTCCGATCAGAAGAAAGCATGTTGGGAGCATTCCTTGACTTCTGGCAAGAGAACTTTCCAGATGTGATTACTGGGTGGAACGTACAGTTGTTTGATATGCCGTACATCCACAATCGCATTGATCGTGTCCTTGGTGAGAAGTATGTAAAACTGCTATCGCCCTGGAAACTGGTATCCCAACGTGAAATTTATATCAAGGGTCGTAAGCAACAAGCTATTGACACCCTTGGTATCTCGTGTTTAGATTATCTTGAACTTTATAAGAAGTTTACTTATACAAACCAGGAGTCTTACCGACTAGATCACATTTGCTCAGTCGAACTTGGTGAGAAGAAACTTGATCACTCAGAGTTTGATACATTTAAGGAGTTCTACGAGAACGACTGGCAGAAGTTCATTGAGTACAACATCCATGACGTTCGTCTGGTTGACAAACTTGATGACAAGATGAAATTGATTGAACTGGCATACACCATGGCATACGATGCCAAGGTGAATTATGAAGATGTGTTTAGTCAGGTTCGCATGTGGGATAACTATATTTACTGCGAGCTCTTGAAGAGGAAGATTGCTATTCCTCCTAAGAAAGAAGCGACCAAGACTGAGAAGTATGCAGGTGCTTATGTCAAGGAACCGAAACCAGGATTCTATGATTGGGTGGTTAGTTTTGACCTTAACAGTCTCTACCCTCATCTTATTATGCAGTACAATATCTCACCCGAGACGCTCCAGGATACCAGACATCCATCAGTCACCGTTGATAAAATACTTGAGAAACAGGTAGAGATTGACGGTGAGTTTTCTGTGTGTGCCAACGGCGCACAGTATCGTAAGGATAAGCATGGGTTTCTTCCTCAGATGATGAAGAAGATGTATGACAGTCGTGTCATCTTCAAGAAGAAGATGATCAAGGCAAAGCAACAGTATGAGAAAACTCCTACTGTTGAACTCATGAAAGAGATTGCCCGCTGTAATAATATTCAGATGGCAAAGAAGATCTCTTTGAACTCTGCTTATGGTGCTATTGGTAATGAACACTTCCGCTATTATCGTCTTGCTAATGCTGAAGCAATCACGTTGAGTGGTCAGGTTTCAATCCGTTGGATTGAAAACCGTATGAACGAATACCTAAATAAGTTGCTCTCCACAGATAAGGAGGATTATGTCATTGCATCCGACACTGACAGTATCTATCTTAACCTTGGACCTCTTGTTAATAAATTTCTTAGTTCTAAGTCTGGCGACAAAGCAACAGTTGTGGCGCTACTTGACAAGATCTGCCAAGAGAAACTGGAACCTTTTATTGAACGTTCATATCAAGAACTTGCGGACTACGTGTCGGCATATGACCAGAAGATGAGCATGAAGCGTGAGAATATCGCTGACCGTGGTATCTGGACTGCGAAGAAGCGTTACATTCTCAACGTGTGGGACTCTGAAGGGGTTAGATACAAGGAACCCAAGATGAAGATTATGGGTTTGGAAACAGCAAGGAGTTCAACTCCTGCGTATTTTAGGGACAAGTTGTATGCAGCGTTTAAAATTATTATCGGCAAAACAAATGATGAACTTATCGATTTCATCAATGACGTGCGAGCAGAAACAAGGCTGCGACCTTATGAGGAAGTTGCTTTCCCACGAGGAGTTAACAATCTTGCTAAGTACCGTCATCCAACAGAGATCTACCAGAAAGGCACCCCTATCCATGTGCGAGGCGCTCTGCTCTACAACCACTACGTGCGAAAGTACAAAGTAGAAAACAAACATCCTCTCATCCAAGAGGGTGAGAAAATCAAGTTCATGTATCTCAAGACACCAAACCCACTCCACGAGAACACTATTAGTTTCTTTGGTGAGTTGCCGAAGGAGTTTGGTATCGAGAAGTATGTGGACTATCAAACACAATTTGAAAAGTCATTCCTCGAACCGTTGAAAAACGTGCTACAATGTATTGGTTGGACCCACGAGAAGACCATTACAATTTCGAGTTTCTTTTCATGAGCAAGAAAATATTCGTAGTCACATGGACTAATCATGTCGTGGGTCAAGTAGGACCTGAGGACATCAAGTGCTTTGAAGACTACGATACCGCTATGGCATTTGCCAAACTAATGCGGAACGATTATAATTATGTACAATTTTATGAGGAACGAGTAGATCAATGGGATTCTTAGACACCGTAATTAAAGAAAGTGGAAACGAGTTTGCTGGTCTGGTTAGCGAAGGAATCGCTGCTGGTGATATTACTGACTACGTTGATACTGGCAGTTATATTGTTAATGCCTTGGTTAGTGGTTCCCTTTTTGGAGGTCTTCCTTCCAATAAGGTTACGGCCTTGGCAGGAGAATCAAGCACGGGCAAGACTTTTTTTGCTCTTAGTGTCGTTCGTAATTTCCTTGACGCTAATCCTGAAGGTGGAGTCATTTATTTTGAGACTGAATCCGCCATTTCCCGTGACATGATTGAGTCTCGTGGTATCGACTCTAAGCGTATGATCATCATGCCTGTCGCTACCATCGAAGAGTTCAGGACACAGGCATGTAGGATTCTTGATAAGTATCTCAAGGAACCTAAGGATGAGCGTGTGCCTATGATGTTTGTTCTGGATAGTCTTGGTATGCTTTCCACCACTAAGGAGATGGAGGACGTTGCCAATGACAAGCAGGTCCGTGACATGACCAAGAGTCAGTTGATCAAAGGTGCCTTTCGTGTGCTTACCCTCAAATTAGGACAAGCACAGGTGCCTATGATCGTGACCAACCATACATATGATGTGATCGGTTCCTATGTTCCTACTAAGGAAATGGGTGGCGGCACTGGTTTGAAGTACGCTGCTTCTACTATCATCTATCTTTCAAAGAGTAAAGAACGTGACAGTAAGAAGGAAGTTGTTGGTAACATTATTAAATGCGAGGCGAAGAAGTCTCGTCTAACCATCGAAGGGAGTAAAGTTGCAACACGTCTATTTTTTGACGAGCGAGGTCTTGACAAATACTACGGATTATTGGAACTGGGTATCGAGCACGGAGTCTTCGGGAAGAACGGCAATAGGGTTCTTATTGGGAAATCTTCCGTTTATCCTTCTGCTGTACTTGCTGATCCCGAAAAATATTTCACCCCCGAAGTAATGGAAAAACTCGAAGAGGCAGCAAAGAAAGAATTCTCCTATGGCAACTGAGCGTATTGAACAGACTATCTTGCGAAACCTCCTCTTCACTGAGGAATATTATCGCAAGGTAGTTCCTTTTCTAAAAGCAGATTACTTCCAAGAATATCATGAAAAGATTGTCTTTGAGGAGATCGCTGACTTCGCTAGTAAGTATGACAAGATACCTACTCAAGAAGTTCTTACGATCAATCTACAAAATCGTAATGACCTTACTGACGATGCGTACCAAGATTCGTTATCGACGGTACGAGGACTCAGTAATGAGTGGGTCGATTACGAATGGTTGCTCGACGCCACAGAAAAGTGGTGTCAAGACAGAGCAATATACCTCGCCCTTATGCGGTCGATCAAGATCGCAGATGGAGGCGATAAGAAAATATCAAAGGATGCGATACCTAGCATTCTACAAGAAGCACTAGCAGTATCTTTTGATGAACATATTGGACACAGTTATACAGAACAAGCAGAAGAACGCTATGATTTCTACCACCGCAAAGAAGAAAAAATCCCATTTGATTTGGAGAAGTTTAACTTCATTACAAAAGGTGGTCTCAGTAACAAGACTCTCAACGTCGCTCTTGCTGGCACGGGTGTCGGGAAATCTCTTTTCATGTGCCATTGCGCTGGTGCCGCACTCACACAGGGGTACAACGTACTCTACATTACATGTGAAATGGCAGAGGAGAAAATTGCTGAACGAATTGACGCAAACCTTCTGAATGTACCTGTCAAAGATATTGTTGAACTACCAGAAGTTCTCTTCACTAGCAAGGTTCAGGAGATCGCTAGGAAGACTCAAGGCAAACTTATTATCAAAGAATATCCTACAGCGTCCGCCCACGCAGGACACTTCAAGGCACTCCTGAGTGATCTTTCTCTCAAGAAAGACTTTAAACCCGACATCATCTTTGTCGATTATCTAAACATCTGTGCGTCTGTGAGGTATAAAGGTGCGATTGTCAACAGTTATACGTATGTCAAGGCTATTGCTGAGGAACTTAGGGGTCTTGCTGTGGAAGTTGGGGTTCCTATTGTCTCAGCTACTCAAACTACTCGCTCTGGTTATGGCAATAGTGACCCTGACCTTACCGATACTAGCGAGTCTTTTGGTTTGCCTGCCA